TTGAGGAGTCCCCTAGCCCTTGGATCCCCCTTGGCCTTTGGTGCGTGGGAATCTGTAAGGGAAAGGAGGCCACGGCCGGCTGTGGATGGCAAGGGCCATGTGCTTCTCCAGCGTCATGCAAGGCGCTCCGCTTGGTCTCACTGCGTGACGGGCCCCAAATGACTTGGAGCTCAGCATGCGCATAGAAAGATCGGTGGCTACTGCCACTTGGATCGACCGGCAATCCTTTGCCGGTTCACCTTGGGTTGCCCCATGGTATAAGGAGAACTTATCGTACAAAATTGAGTATGATAAGTATTACCTTGCCAGAAGCAATATCACTCGCGTCCAACCAGACGCAAGTGGTTTCCGTGTTCCGACTGACTACAAGTCAAGCCGGATCATTGAAGCTTCGACGGATATTTCATTCGTCTCGCACGACTCAGGTGGTTTGAAATGGTGGTCAGACGCGCAGATCTTGTATAAGCATCTGTCGTTCCCGCCTGTACTCAAACCAGATCAGTCTATGCAAAGCCTGTTGACTATGAAAGCCTTGGCAGATGTCAAGGATCAGAAAATCAACTTGGCTGTGACCCTCGCAGAGATCGGATCAACCATCGGTATGATACACGATCGTGCTCGGAAGTACGGACTGGCCCTGCGCGCAGCGAAAGCTGGACGCTGGGAACAGGCCGCACACCATCTGGGTATGCGTAAGCGGTTTCCTCAACAACCAAAGTCGTTCGCAGCCGGTTGGCTGGAGCTGATAATGGGTTGGCTTCCACTGATGTCTGACATCAACGGAGCTATTGAGGAGGTAAATCGTAAAGCTGTGAGCCACGGGTACCTATTATTCGGGCGTGCGAGAGATATATCTGAACAACGACATGTCGTTGACAGGTACCTTTCTGCACAGTTCGGGTTGTGGGTACGTGCCTTTGTCGCCGATCGTGTTACAGCGAAAGTCGGCTTGGTATTCGCAGTGGACCTACCTGGTCTAATGCGCGCGGCTCAAGTTGGGATCACAAACCCTGCTGCAGTAGCGTGGGAAGTTACTCGCTTCTCATTCCTCTTTGATTGGTGGGTTTCCATCGGTCAGTGGCTGGAAAGCCTGGATGCTGACGTGGGCCTAGTGTATAAGGGTGGGTTTTATACTACCTATTGTACGCGAGAGCTTACAGAAGTAACTGCTGTAGCTACTGTTTCATCAACAGTAAACCTTGGGACCTACTCGGAAGCGCAATTCGAAAGGAAAGCGTTGACGAACTATACTCCCGACACGGGTCTTGTGTTCAAGAACCCGTTCTCAAAGACCCGCGCAGCAACTGCTGTCGCGTTAATCATAACCTCGTTGAAAAAGTGAGAGGCAACATGCCTAAGATGCAACAGATCACCGTGAAAAACGGTGCGACCCCGGCCGTAGATGTAAACTACAAGCCCGTGGCCACATACCCCAACACCGGCCGGTTCGCATTTGCGACCCGTGGTGATGGTACTGTGGCCTCAGAGCAGCGTGTAGATTACACTTTGCGTCCGCCAGCAGCTGGTCAACCCACCCGCAAGGCAGGTATCACGCTGGCAATCCCGAAGGTGCACAAGGTGGATGGCGTTGAGCAGGTAGCGTATGACGACCTGGCGGTCGTCAACCTCACTACTAGCAAATCCGCCACCCGTGCTGAGCGCCGCAATTTGCGCGTGACTCTGGCCAACCTCCTGCTTTCGCCGGAAGGCGAGCAGTTCTTTGATGATCTCGAAGGCTTTTTCGGTTAAACCCGATAAGCTCTCTCTAATCGTCAAGTTGGTCTCTATAGGAGTCATGCTATGCGGAAGCAAAGCAACGCTTTGCGGTCGGAAGACCGCCGAGCACCGCGGAAACGAACTGCGTCTGGCAACTGCCGGCCGCCGTTCACGTCCTCCCGTGTTTTCAAGGGGTCACTGGCGATTCTTGCCAACCTCGCGAAACAGGGTTCTAAGGTGGCTGAAGAGGTGTTGCAAAAGGTCAGATCTTCTGACTTTCATGCAGCTCTTCTTGTTCCTCAGCCTGTACCCGGGTATGGTGATCCTGAGTGTTTTGCTCGAGATTATCTTGCTTGGAACCTCCTTAGGAAATCATTGCATTTACCAATTGAGGTAAATCGCAGTGAAGCTGCATTCCAGAAGTGGCGTGCAGCTGAGGACTCTTGTGCACACATTAACCGTAACCACGGTACAAGACCCTACGGGTTTGATAGACTATACGGTGCCCAGGGCATCGTGCAGTCCTTCGACTCAGCGCTCTTGCTGGCGAAGAAAGAAATATCAAACCTTTTAGGTACGTTCTCGTGGGACGAGTGCTCTAAGTATTTCGGTTATAGCGGGGGAGCTAGTACACGCCTGCCAAGGCGCGTTGGGCACCCGGTCCATAAGTATGGGTCTTCGAAGAAGCCCCACGTAACGCGGAACTGCGCGCTCCTGGCGCTCACTGCCATCCACCACTCGCCGATCTGGCGAACGCGGATGGAAGCTGAGTTTGGTCCTGACCCTTTTGACTGGGTTGAGATCGTTCCAGGTTCACGCTTCGACACTGTTGATAAGACAGCCCTCACCGATCGCATTATCGCAATCGAGCCCGACCTCAATATGTATCTACAAAGAGGTATCGGTGCCGTTCTGCGCAAGCGACTCAAACGTCGGGGTATTGACCTTAACAGGCAAGACCTTAACGCCATCCTCGCAAGAATCGGTAGTCAAACCGGCTCACTAGTGACGATTGATCTGGCATCCGCCAGTGATAGTGTTGCGATTGAGTTGTGTAGGCTCCTCCTTCCGACGGATTGGTTCGATGCTTTGATGCTCACTCGGTGTGAGTATACTGTCCTTCCCGATGGCAAGCTTCACCGCCTCGAGAAGATTTCATCGATGGGTAATGGGTTTACGTTCGAGCTAGAGAGCCTGATTTTCTGGGCCCTTGCTATCGCGTCTGTTAAACTCCTCCATTGTGAAGATCAACGCATCGGCATTTATGGGGACGATATTATCGTCCATAATAGTGTCGCTGAGTACCTCATCGGTTTGCTCAGCTACACTGGCTTTGAGACGAACGTTCAAAAGACGTTTATCTCGGGTCCCTTCCGGGAATCGTGTGGTTCACATTGGTTCTTGGGTGCTGATGTAACTCCTTTCAACGTGAAAGAGCAACACTCTGCAGTGCATGATATGTACTGGTTAGTAAACAGTTTCAGGATTTGGGCTTCATCTAGGCCTGATCCCACTGTTTACCAGGGCACGTACTCTTATCTTTGCTCCCTAATACCTGAGCGGGACAGGCACCGAAAGGTGCCCGCCTACCTGGGGCTGCGAGCTGGTATCATCTGTTCTTTTGATGAAGCCAGACCGCGGTTCGTTAGGGATGCGAGGAAACGGAAACGCAATGCGGAAGGTATCATTGAAATCGCCGAACACGATCCTGCGTTCGGTGGTGCACTTGTCGCGGACTTTTTGCGACCAGTACGAGATAGCCACGAGCCTTCGGGCTGGGGCCATGCTCTTCATGTCCTATCCAAATGCGTTGGTACCATCCCGGTACCAGATCCGTTCTTCCCGACTGCTAGTGATAGCGGGGTTATTGAAACGGGGGACGAACGGTGGCGGCAATGCCGTCACTTTACTTCGTCGTGGTCGAATCCCTTCACAGGGGTTCATTTGCCGGCTCACTGGGTGTAACTCTGACCCAGTATATTTCGGCTAGTGGGGGGGCCCGATAGGGCCCCCATTCGAGAGAGATCTCAAAGGCG